AGTAGCTTCAGCGAAGCGAAGCACAAATACTGGTCGCAGAAACACTGTGAGACTCACTTCATCACAGGTAGCAATCGCTAAAAAATTAGGAGTGCCACTTGAGGACTATGCGAAACAATTAAAAATCACGAAGGAGGTATAGCATATGGAAAACGATAAAAGAACTTCTCGTGCGAGTCAGACTAGAGAGAAAACTTCTAAACCAAAAGTCTGGACTCCACCGTCATCTTTAGATGCACCCCCTGCGCCAACAGGATTTCAACACAGATGGCTACGGGCTGAATCATTAGGATTCAATGACTCTAAGAATATTCAAGGTCGATTAAGATCTGGATATGAATTAGTAAGATCAGATGAATATCCTGACTCAGACTACCCAGTTGTTGAAGATGGTAAATACAAGGGAGTGATCGGAGTTGGTGGCCTTGTGCTGGCAAGGGTACCGGTTGAGATCGCAAAATCGCGACAAGATTATTATGCAAAAATGCATGATGATAAAGTTAAAGCGGTTGATTCTGATCTCATGAAGGAACAGCACCCCGACATGCCTATCAATATTGATAGACAGTCACGTGTAACCTTCGGTGGCTCAAAGAAATCCTAACAGAATTCTTAACCATCAAAGGATAAACTAAAAATGTCTATAAGGAGGACACAACTATGGCTAATAAAGATAGCGCGTTCGGTTTAAAACCGATCGGAAAAGTTGGTCAGAATAGAGATTCTCAAGGTTTATCCGAGTATAGCATCGCAGCAAGCTCTTCAGCGATTTACTTCAATGACCCTGTCATCATGGCAGCGACTGGAGAAGTTCAAGTAGCAGCAGCTGGTAATGTACTATTAGGATCGCTTGGAGGAATTTTCTTCACTGACGCTTCAACAAGCAAGCCTACTTATGCGAATCATTTAGATGCATCTAACACTGCAACAGACATTGTTGGATTTGTATCTGATGACCCGTATGAAAGGTTTGAAGTACAAACAAACAACGCAGGCGCTTCTGAGCAAACTGATATTGGTAATGTAGCTGATATTGAGTACACAGCAGGAAGTTCACCTGATTACGTTTCAAAAGTAGAACTAGATAATGGAGACTTAGCAACTTCTGATGGTCAATTAAAGATCATTGGTGTTTCTAAAGATCCAGACAATAATGATCTAACTTCTGCTAATGTAAACTTTGTTGTAACAATCAACGAGCACTTCTTAAAACAAGAAGCAGGCATATAATAGGATAGGAGTATAATATTATGGCAATATCAAGAGGACAACTAGTCAAAGAACTAGAGCCAGGATTGAATGCACTATTCGGCCTGGAATATAAAAGATACGAAAATCAGCATGCTGAAATTTTCGACACAGAAAACAGTGACAGAGCTTTTGAAGAAGAAGTAATGTTATCTGGTTTCGCGCAAGCTCAAGTTAAACCAGAAGGTTCTGGAGTGACTTTTGACAATGCACAAGAAACTTTCACAGCTAGATATTCGCACGAAACAATTGCTTTAGCATTTGCAATCACAGAAGAAGCTATCGAAGACAATCTTTACGATAGACTAGCTTCTAGATACACAAAAGCTTTAGCAAGATCGATGGCAAACACTAAGCAAGTAAAAGCTGCGAATGTATTAAACAATGCATTCAACAGTTCATTTGCTGGTGGTGATGGTAAGGAGCTTTGTGCTACTGACCACCCAACGATAGCTGGAACTTTTCAAAATGAGTTAACGACAGCGGCAGACCTTAACGAGACTTCATTAGAACAATCGTTAATCGATATCGCGGCGATGACTGATGAGAGAGGTTTAAAAATTGCAGCAAGAGGAGTAAAAATGATTATTCCTTCTGAGCTTCAATTTACTGCTGAGAGATTGATGAAATCTCAAGGTAGAGTTGGAACAGCTGACAATGATATTAACGCAGTAGTATCAATGGGGATGATTCCTCAAGGTTATGTAGTAAACAACTACTTAACTGACACTGATGCGTTCTTCATCAAGACAGATGTACCTAACGGATTAAAAATGTTCGTTAGATCTCCAATCAAAACAGCTATGGAAGGTGACTTCGATACTGGTAATGTTAGATACAAAGCTAGAGAGAGATATTCTTTCGGATTCTCAGACCCTAGAGGTATCTTCGGTTCACCAGGAACTGCGTAATCATCTGATTAACTGAATAATTAAG